GACGAACACATCGCGCTCAAGCCCATCGCGGTCCTTCCGGGCACGGCCATCATCGTCGGCCTCGACTTCGGCCGGATGCCGGCGGCCTGCTTCTGCCAGTGCGCGGGCGCGCAGTGGCGGGTGCTTTCGGAATTGATCGGTAGCGACGAAAGCGCGGAACTGTTCGCGCCGCGCGTGAAGCGGCACCTGGCCCAGATGTATCCCGGCCTTCCTGTGGAACTCTGGGGCGATCCCAGAGGAAAAGACGGCAACCAGAACGTTGAGGCCACAGCCTATGACATCTACCGGGCCAAAGGCATGATGGTGCTTGAGGCCAGCAGCGACAACAACCCGACCCTGCGACGCGCAGCCGTCGAGGCGGTGCTGAACCGGAGGAACGGACTGCTGGTCGATCCGAGCTGCCGCATCCTGAAACAGGGCCTGGCCGGCAGCTACCACTTCCGCAAGATGCCGGGCGTCGGCGTCACCTCGCCCAAGCCGGTCAAGAACCTGTTCTCCCACATCGTCGAAGCCTTCGAGAACGCCATCCTCGGCGGCGGAGAGGGCGATACTATCATCACCCCCGCCAACCGGCCGAAGCAGGCGGCCCACGCCATCCACCGCCACCGCGCCCGACTCAGGAGCGCCGCATGACCCTCGCCATGGGCGACCTGACGAAATGATCGTCGAGTGGTTCTTCGGCTTCTATTCCCCGTGGCTGCGGCGGGACGGCAAACTCTCCCTCCGCGGCATCTTCGGCCACTGCGACGCATGGGGCTTCACCGCCGAAGGAACGTGGCTGTTCCTCGACCCCCAGGGCGAGGGAGTCCGCGTCCGCGTCGATCACCGGCACGACGAGGTGAAGGCCCATCTGGAAGCACGCTTCATCCTCTGCGACAGCATCCTCAGGCTCCCCGCCGTCGAGCCGGTGTTCGCCTGCCCCCTGCACGGACCCATGACCTGCGCCTCGGTCTGCGGCGCGCTCGTCGGCATCCGTGCCTTGCTGCCCTGGACCCTCCGCCGCAAGTTGCTCGCCGCCGGAGCCGAGGTCATCCATGAAGCCGAAAGAAGACCCGGAAGACAGGAAGGCGCGCCTCCGTGAGCGCCGTCTGACCGACATCGAGCGGGCAAGAGCCCTCCAGGAGAACGCCGCCGACCTGACCTCCGAACTGCGCGCGATCTACGGCCTGCGCAAGAACATCCCCGCGACACCGGCCCAGCCTGCCATGCCCGCGCAAGGGCGGCGGCCGACCGCGCCCCGATGAACACACCTTCCAAGGAATTCTCCACCCGCCTCGCGACCGCCAAGCAGTGGCGGCTCGCTGTGGAACAGGAAATCAAGGACGCGCTCATGTTCTGCGCGCCCGGAAGGGAGCGGGATTTCACCCGCAACGGCCACGCGACGAAGGAACCCGTCACCGAGAACTACTCCTCCATCGGCGAGCGCCTCACCATGGACGCCGCGGGCGACATCGTGACCTACTTCACGCCCGAAACGACGCGCTGGTACGAATACCAGGTCCTCGCGGAAGTGCCGCCGGAAGCCGAGGACGCCGTCCGTGAGGTCGTGCAGGACCGCGAGGACAAGCTCGCCGATCTGTTCGCCGCCTCCAACTACAACGACATCGCCCCGCAATGGGGCACGGAAACCATCATCCACGGCACGCCGGCGCTCTGGTGTTCGGCCTCGCACCTCACCCAGCCGATCTACATGGAGGCGGTGCAGCCGCACGAACTCTACATCACCCCCGGCCACATGGGCGTCCTCGACCGCTTCCGCGAACAGCTGGTCATGGCAGAACTCCTGCCGGTCATCCTCAAGGACTACCCCGTCAACCTGACCGAGCCGTCGCTGGCGGCGAAGATCGCCAAGCCGGGCATCACGGTCCGCCTCATGTGGGGCTTCTGGATCGACTGGTCCGACCCCGGCAATCCGCAATGGCGCTGCGAAATCACCGTCGATGGCAAATCGGTGATGCGGCCGATCGTGCTTGGCCCCATGGCCGGCGCCTGCCCGCTTCTCGTCGGCCGCTTCAATCCCCGTCCGGGAAGGCCATGGGGCAGGGGCTCGGGCATCGTCGCCACCGCCGACTTCCGCGTCCACGACGCCCTCCGCAGGATCGTCCTGGACGGCCTCGACCAGAGCCTACAGAATACCCTGATCTATGCCGACGACGGGATGATCGACTTATCCGAAGGCATCGTCCCGGGCCGCGCGCATCCGGCCTCCAGAAGCTTCACCCGGGAACAGATTTACGAGCTGAACCGGCAGGTGAACGTCGAGCAGGGCTGGCTCACCGAAGACCGGCTTATCGACGAACTGCGCGCGATTTTCTTCCAGGACGGCCCGCGGCAGAGAGGCGAAACGCCGCCGACCGCCGCACAATGGCTCGACGAGCGCCGCCGCGTCCAGCAACGCATCGGCAAGCCCTCCGCCCCGTTGTGGACCGAACTTCTGGTCCCCCTGATCCAGCGCGTGGAATACCTCGGCGTGCAGCTCGGACGCCTGCCCGATGCGATCACCCACGACGGCCAGACCATCGCCGTCATCCCGATCTCGCCCCTCCAGAAGGCGCAAAACCAGGACGACGTGATGACCACCCAGGCGAACCTCCAGATGTTCGCTTCCATGCTCGCCGACCAGACCGGGACCGTCATCAATTTCTTGGCGACCGGCAAGAACGTGGCCCGCGCCTCGGGCGACAAGCTCATCGTCTTCCAGGAGCAACAGGTGCAACCCGATGCCGCTGCCGCTCCGGCTCAGTGAAGCCGGCCCGATCCTCGACTACCTCAGGGTGCTGTTCGCGACGGATCGCGATCTCTGCATCGCCACCGCCACCGCAGTCCAATCCGTCCTGTCCCAGACAGACGGACGTATCCTGCTGGATTTGCTGGAAAAATCCGTTCTGATGACGCAACTGCCCGTGCTTGCAGATGATCGTGCCTTGCTGGCCAGGAACGCCCAAGCCTTCATCCTCAGCGATCTCAGGAGGATCGCGAGTGATGAAATCGGGCGACTGGTCGAGCAGGCTGATGCGAGAAGCGCCGGGCGAGGGCGGCGGCGGAGTGTCGGCTGATCCCCCGGCTGAGGGACCCGACCTGTCGTTCATTCCGGCCGAATACCACACGGACGGCAAGCCGGACCTCGCGAAGTTTTCCGCACACTACAGCGACATGGTGGCCGCCCAGGCGCAGGCCGCCGAAAAGGCCGCGCTGATCCCCGAGGACGGCAACTACGAGTATACCCTGCCGGAGGAATTCAAGATCAAGGGCTTCGACGGCTTCGCCTTCGACCCCGCCGATCCCCTGGTCCCGGAACTCTCGGCCTTCCTCAAGTCGATGGGCGCACCCAAGGAGGCCGGATCACAGGTCGCCCAGCTTCTCGCGAAATACGAGGCGTCCCGCGAGGCCAAGGACTTGGCGAAGTGGTCGGAGGACATGAAGACCCTCGGCACCGAAACGCAGGTCAGGGCCCGCTTCGATGCCGTGAAGCGGAAGCTGGAAGGTCTCCTGCCCGCCGATCAGGCCGCCGCGCTCGTGCGGCAGGGCACCACCTCGGCCGCCGCGGTCAAGGCGCTGGAGCGGCTGGTAACGGCGCCCGGCTTCTCGCCGCCGAACTCTCTGCCGCCGAAGCCCACCGCCTCAGACCTCGAAATCTACTACGCAACGCCATCGCGCTAAGGGAGCATTGACATGGCGACTCTGACTCAGTCCACGATGTCGCTCATCGACATGTTCAAGAATGTCGATGGGAAAGGCCGCCTCATCAACGTGATCGAGGTGCTGAACAACACGTCGCAGGGCCTCTTGGACGACTGGGTGTGGATGGAGTGCAACTCCGGCACCAAGCACACCCGCTCGATCCGCACCGGCCTTCCGTCGGTCTCCTGGGGCGCGCTCTACGAGGGCATTCCGCAGTCGAAATCGACCAAGCAGCAGGTGGATGACACCACCGGCTTCGTCGAGGCCACCTCGCCCGTCGATAAGCGGCAGCTCAAGCACTACGGCGAGAACGCCGTTGCACTGCGCCAGTCCGAAGCGGTGGCCTTCTTGGAATCCATGTCGCAGGAACTGATGACGGCGATGTTCTACCACAACCCCGCCACCAACCCGCGATATCCCAAGGGCCTGGGTGCGCGGTTCGGCGTCCTTGCCGCCTCGGGTGCTGGCAACCAGATCATCGACGCCGGCGGCTCCGGGTCGGACAACACCTCCGTCTGGTTCGTCGATCACAGCTACGACGGCCTTTCGGTCATCTTCCCGACGGGAACCGTGGGCGGCATCGAGCGCGAGAACATGGGCCCGCAGCGCGCCACCGACGCCTTGGGCAATCCGTACTACATCGAGGAGGAGGTGTTCCGCGCCACCGTCGGCTTCTCGGTCGGCGACTGGCGGCGCATCGTCCGCGTCGCAAACGTGGACGTGTCCGACTTGCAGGCCGGCACCGTCGATATGTTCGGCCTGCTCCGCAAGGCGTGGTACAAGTGGCATATCCGCCGCATCGCCAAGGTTCACGATCAGACCAACCCCGGCCGCGGCTGCATCTACTGCAACCGCGACGTGCTGGAGGCGCTGGACCGCGCCGCGTCGAACGGCCGCGGCCCCGCGAACGACAACTTCACGCGCCTGACCTGGGGCGAAGTGGAGGGTCGGGAAGTCCTGACCTACCGTGGCATCCCGATCCGCGAGACGGACGCCATCCTGAACACCGAAGCGCGCATCGTGTAAGGGGGGGGCGCAACAATGATCCTCAACAAGAACCTGATTTTCTCCGAGATGCAGGCGATCACCGGCACGGCGATCTCCCAGAACGTGATCCAGTGGTCCCCCAACGGAACGGTGCCGTACGAGGCGGCGCCGATCTCCCGCAACCTTGGCGAAGGCACGCCGATTCCGGTCATGATGCTGGTCAACGAGACGTTCAACACGCTGACTTCGCTGACGATCACCCTGGAAACGGCGGACAACGCCGCCCTGTCCTCGGGCGCGGTCGTGCTGGCCACCTCGGGCGCCATCCTCCAGGCGTCGCTGGTTTTCGGGTACCGGCCGCTGTTCATCCGGTCGCTGCCCATCGCGACGCTCAAGCAGTACCTCGGGATGCGCTACACCGTCGCCGGATCGAACCCGTCCACCGGCAAGATCACCGCGGTCCTCGGCACCGAAATTCAGACGTGAGGCCAGTGATGTCGGAAGAGACGACCACACAAGACAACCTCCCCGTTCCGGACCCGGACGCGCCCCCCGTCGTCGTGCCGCAGGTATGGGTGTCGATCACCGCAACGGGCTCGTTTGGCGCCGAAGGGCTCTCGCGCCCGGGCGACAGGAAGCTGATCGACATCGATCGTTTCTCGCCGACGTGGATGAAGCCCCTGACCCCGGCCGACCGGAAGAAGCTCAAGGCAGCCGGCAAGATCGACGCCTGATACTCCCTGTGGTGGCGTCCCCGGGCCGGGCAGGGAAACTTGCCCGGCCCACCCATGTCTACTGTGCCTTGCCCGCCTGACGGGCCGCGCGGATGGTGGCCGCCATGTCCACACAGTTCTCCATGCTCGGGCTGATGAACGCGGCATTGATCGCGCAGGGCTACGACGACATCGTGTCGGAGAACGACGGCTCGGACGAATGGCGGCTCCTGTCCCGCAAGTGGCCGCTGGTGGTCGAGCCTGAGATGGAGGCCGGGCTCTACAGCTTCACGAAGCAGCAGACGTTCCTCGCAACGCAGATCACCGGCAAGTTCGGCTTCGACTACGGCTATCTCGTCCCTTCCGCCGCGCTGCATGTGCGCAGGCTGTGGATCGAAGACGGGGAATCGCGGTGGTCGCCGGACTGGGTGCAGGACGGCCTCCATGTCCACACCGACGAGGAAGCTGGCGTCTGGATCGAGTATCTGGAGAGCGCCGATCCGAGCCTGTGGACGGCCAGCTTCTCGGCCGGGGTGCAGATGAAGCTGGAGGCCGTGCTTCTGCGCTTCCGCGAGGCGTACAGCGAGGCCCGCGAGATGGAAGGGCAGGCCGAGGCGATGTTCCAGCAGGCCCGCACGATCTCGTCGAAGTCGAGGACGCCGCAAGCACCGTACCAGCGCGGGCAACTGTCGCGGGCGCGGTTCTCCCATGGGTAGCCGGACGGTCACGCAGCGGTCGTTCCTGCGGGGCGAGGCGCGGCCGGAGTTCCTTGAGGCTGACGACCTGGAAATCCGGGCGGCGTCGCTCCGAACGGGCCGGAACATCCGCATCGAGGCGCCGCGCACCTTCGGCCCCAAGCTCGGCAGCCGCTACATGGCCGAGTTCGCGGGCGCGCTCGATGTGGTCGAAATCCGGCCCGACAGCGCCAACATCTTCTTGCTGTGCTACGGCGCCGACTTCCTCAAGGTGCTGAGCGTGGACGGCCTGGCGGCGTGGAGCGCGCCGTCGGTGCCATGGCCGACGACGATCAGCGCGGCCGACGTGTGGATAGAGCCCTACCGCGAGCGCATCATCATCGGCGGCTTCTGGGGCCTCTACGAGCTGGTGTTCGATACCATGTCGTGGACGTTCCAGGCGATCACCTGGGACACGGCACCCGGGAACGAGGTGGCGCAGGCGTACTGGTCATTCAATCCCGGAACCACGCTGACGCCCTCGGCGCTGACGGGAAGCGTCAACCTGACATGCTCGGATGCGATCTTCTCGGCGTCGTGGGTCGGGCTCCGCCTGCGCTACAATCGCCGCTCCGTCCTCATCACCGGCTTTACCTCGCCCACCGTCCTTGTCGGGACCGTGGACGGCGACCTGCCCCCGTCCTACCGGCTGACGGTCGGCTCGGTGACGGGCTTCAAGGTCGGCGACATCGTGGTCGGCGATACCACGGGATTCGAGGCGATCATCTCGGCCGTGGGCGTGGGCACCCTTGAGGTCGCCACGCTGACCTTCTTCGACGGGCCGGACACAGGCGAGAAGATTTCGTCGGCCAACAACACCACGACGGTTTCGGGCAAGGCGGGCATCTCGCCAGTGGCCTCGGAAATCTGGGACGAGCAACTGATCTCCGACCAGCGGGGCTATCCGCGGGCCGGTCAGTCCGCGGGGGGCAGGCTGTTCCTCTGCGACTTCCCCGAGGTTCCCGATCTGGTGGCCTGCTCGTCCTCAAGGTCGATCACCGACTTCAAGGTCGGCGCGGATGACGACGACGCGATTGCCCAGCAGGTCGGCGACAACGTGCCCCGGTTCCGGCACGCGGTGAACGCGGGCGACCTGTTGCTGCTGTCCGACAAGGGCATCTACTACGTGGAGGTCTCGGCGGCCCGTCCGATCACGCCCTCCAACTTCGTGCCGCTGCTGTTCGACAGCAGGGCCGCGAACGCGGTCAGGCCGGCCAAGATCGACGACGGCGTGGTCTTCGTGGAAGGGTCGGGTACGGCGGTCGCGGTGGCGCGGCTGGAGGGGAACATCTATAAGAAGTGGAAGGTCAACACGATCTCCACGCTCTACGCGCATCTGATCGTCACCCCCACCCGGCTGTGCGGCCCCTCGGACTATGGTGAGGCGCCGGAGAAATACCTGTTCGTCGTCAACTCGGACGGGACCATGGCAGCGATGTCGTGGTTCGCGGACTTCGACCCGGATTCGGTTGCCTTCGTGCTGTGGGAGACCGAGGGCAGCTACCTCAGCATGATTTCGGCCTTCGGCTCGTACCTGGCGATCTGCGAGCGCACCTTCAAGAACGCGGCGGGCGCCGATGAGACCACCCGCACGCTGGAGGCGATGGACGCGAACGCATTCCTCGACTGCGAGGTGGGTGTCGCGGACGCGGCGCGCTTCCGGCTGATGAAGGTCGCCTGCTACGACGGCGACAACGACTGCGGCGATGTCACGCCGGCGGTGGACGGGACAATTGCCGGGGCCGTGCCCGCCACAGCGAAGGTCGGCTTCAACTTCACCTCCAGGGCCATGTTCTGGCCGGTGGAGATGGTCGAGGCGCCCTACCATGGCATGAAGCGCACCCGCGTCGTGCGGGGGTCGGTTTCGGTGCAGGACACGGTGTCCTTCAAGGTGCGCTGCAACAACACGACCAAGACCTACGGCGGCTATCGCTTCGGCGATGACCTGTCGGAACCGCCCCCCAGGCGAACCTTCGTGGCGAAGTTCAGCGTCGTCGGCGTGCGGGATCACCCGGAAATCGAGTTCATCCGCGACCGGCCGGGTCCGTTCCGCGTGCTGGCCCAGACGCAGGAGGTCACGTACTGATGCAAGCGCTGATTGCTCCCCTCGCCGCTGCGTCGGCGGCCACGGCTCTCGGCTCCCTTGCCACAGGGGTCGGCGCGCTCAACGGCATCGCCTCGGGCGTCGCAGGCTATGCCACGGCCAAGGCCGAAAAGCAGATGGCCAAGGCGAACGCCTATATCGGCGTCACCCGGGCCAGACAGACCGATGTTGCGGCCCGGCAGAGCCTCGACGCCGAGATGGCGGCGATCAAGACCGCCTATGCCGCGTCGGGCCAGAGGCTCGGCGTGGGTTCGGGCGACCTCCTGCGCGACCTCCGCCGCGACGCCGAGAGAGAGCGCCGGATCGGCGTCGGCGCGGAGATGCAGCGCGCCCGGGACTTCAAGACCACCGCGGCGGCGATCAAGCCCGGCCTGTCGCTCGTCGGGGGTATCGGCGCCGCGGCCGGGCCCCTCTATGACCTCTACCAGATCAAGAAGAGGGGCTGATGGTACAGTTCAGGCGCTCCGCGCGGTCGGCTCCGGTGTCGGCCTACTCGACCGCAACCCCCTCCGGCGGGCAGGGCTGGAAGGCAATCGCCGGTCTGGCGCAGATGGCCTACGAGCGGCTGGCGCCCGCGGCCACGGCGGCCATGGAAGCCCGTGGCGACACGTTGGGCTGGGATGTGGGGCGCCAGCAGATCGGTGGCATGGGCGGGAATACCCGCTACCGCAACGCGATTGCCAGCATCGAGAGCGCGGGCAGCGGCGACTATGCTGCCGTGGGCGCCACGCATCCGAAATTGGGCCGCGCGCTCGGCCGCTACCAGATCATGGAGGCCAATATCGGCCCGTGGTCGATGGCCGCTCTCGGGCGCGAGGTGACGGTCAAGGAGTTCATGGAGAACCCCGGGATTCAGGACGCCATCTTCGACCACCGTTTCGGCGTCTACGTCAGCCAGTTCGGCGAGCATGGCGCGGCGGAAGCGTGGTTCGCCGGGCCGGGCGGGGTAGGGAAGTCCGGCAGGGCGGACGTGCATGGCACCACCGTAGGGGAGTACGGGCGGCGCTTCATGGCGGCGCTTGCCGCGGAGCCCGCCGACCAGCCGGTCATGCTCAAGGACGCAGACGGCAACCTGACCTCGCGTCTCTACAGCCCGCTCTCCGGCCCGATCCTGCAAGCGCACAACGCCGCAGCCATGGCGGGCTACGGGGCGGCGGTGAGCGTGAAGGCAGCGGCGGACCTGACCGGCCTCGCCAATGCCAACATCGGCAATCCGGAGGCATTCCAGGAGGCAGCAAGGGCCTATGTGGACGAGATCATTGGGAAGGCTCCCGCGCCCCTGCGCGGCGAGCTGCGGCGCGAGCTGGAGATGGAGGCGGGCCGGACCTTCCTCGGGCTTTTAGATGCACAGCAGAAGGAAACCCGCGAGTTCGCCTCGCGCGAGAACATGGCACTGATCGAGAAGCGCAAGGGCCAGTATGCGGCGGCTGTGGCGTCGGGAGACAGGCGCGAAATCGACGCCACGCGCGAGGCCCTTGAGGATCAGCTTGCGATCCGCGAGCGCCTTCCGGGGCTGACGTGGGGACCGGCGCAGTCGGACCTTGTGAGGTCAGAGGCGGCGGCCCTGGGTGCGGCTGAGTCGGAAAAGCGCCAGAAGGAGCAGGACTCTCGCATCAAGGCCACCATCAAGACGATCATCAAGGCAGCCAAGGACGGGCGCGAGGCGGCTGACGAATGGATGCTGGACGACCCCCACGTGGCAGCTTCGTATCCCGCGGAGGTGCGTGAGGCGCTGGCCTATGTGACCATGCGCGACCGGATGGGCGCGTTCCTGCGCATGACGCCCGGCGCGCAGCGGACATACCTCGCCGACATGCGCAACCAGCTCGCGACGGAGGATTGGGAGATCGATCTGCTGAACGCAGCGGAAGACATCGCCGCCACGAACGCAGCGGCGTGGAAGGACGACTCCATCGCCCGCGCCCAGGAAGTACTGCGCGATGTCCCGGAACTGCCACCCTTCGATCCCCAGAACCCGCTTATGTTCGTCAACGCGATCGCTGACCGTGCGGACTATGCGCAGAGGCTGACCGCGGAGGGGTTCACCGCGAAGCCGATCTATGTCTCGAAGGCCGAGTCCGAAGCGTTGGGCGCCATGTTCGGCAAGGACGTTCCCCCGGAACTCAAGATGATAGCCGCGGGCGCGATTGTGAAGGTCCTGGGCAGGGATGCGGCGGACTTCTTCGGCCAACTCAAGGGTACCGACCCGACGACGCTCTACGCCGGCCAGATGTACGCTTCCGGGGGCGATGCGGCGACGGCGCGCATGGTGATCGAGGGACAGGCGCTTCTGGACGCCGGGATGGTCCAGACGCCCCCGGAAGCGGGTACCGCGCTTGCCGTGATGCCGGAACTTGCGTCGATCCTGCCAATGCTCGCCACCTCCAGCGCATCGTCCCGGGCCGACACGCTTGCAGGCATCGACAGCGCCGCGCGGGCGATCTACGCGATGACCTCGGCGGGCGTGACCGACAAGACCGCACAGAAGGCCGCGATGAAGGCAGCGGTCCAGAAGGCCCTAGGTCAGAACGAGGGCCTCGACGGCACGATCTACGGCGGGATGCAAGAGGTCGGCGGGGTAATGACGCTCCTTCCGCCCGACGTGAGCGGCGAGGCGGTGGAATTGGCGATCCGCGGAGGCATTTATGCGGACCCGACTCGGATGGGAACGCGGCCGTGGGCTGTTGGCCTCTGGGAGCGCGCCGGGATGCCCTCACCGCCCATGCTCGGCGGCCAGCGGGTGCCGTACACGGTAATGAACGACGAGATTCTGGTGTTGACGCCGATCAGTCCCACGAAATACCGGATGTCAATACGGCTGCCGGGCGGGATGACCGACCTGCGCACCGCGGACGGCCGGCCCTACGACATTGATCTCAAGGCGCTGGTGGAGGCGGCGAGGTGACGTGGTTCATCGCGGACCGGTCGGGCACGCCAGCCCTCGGCCCGGACCTGCCGCTCGCCGGCATGTTTGAAGGCATTGTCGCGGCAGTCCGGAAGGCAGCACTCAAAGGCGACGCCAACTTGCGCGCCCAGCGCGAGGTGAGGGCCGAGCGGGACGCGCTCGTCCTCTCCGCCGCCCGCCGATTGGGGCTGGACGGCATCCAGCCGCTTGTGGACGCCCGCACCGCCACCGCTGCGCGCATCGCGCAACAGATGGGTCTCCCGTATCACGCCGAAGCGCCGCCGGCCTCTGTGGACGAGGCGCTGGAGCGCATCGGCAGCGGGCGATGGGACTCCGTCCTCGACCTCGCCCGGCAGGCGGCGGCGGCAGACCCTGCCGCATGGGCTGATCTGGACCTCACCGACGAGGGCATTGAGTCCCGCGTGAACGAGCGCCTGCAAGCCGAGCATCGCGATCTGGCAGGGATCGTGCAGATGATGCCGTCCGGCCAAGGGGTGGCGGAGTTCATCGGGGGCATAGTCGGCACGACAGCGGATGTGCGCAATATTCCCTTCCTCGCCTTTGGTTTCGGCGGCGGCACCCTGCGGGCGGTCATCATGCGCGAGGCGAGCCTGAACATGGCCGCCGAGGCGTTCACCATGCCGAGCCAGTTTGACATGGCCGAGAGGCTGGAGATCGAAGACCCGAACGTCGTGGAGCAACTGGCCATCGCCGGGGTGGCCGGGGGCATTCTCGGCGGAACGGTCGAAGCGCTCGCCCGTGGCTTCACCTACTGGCGCGGCCGGAACGCGCTCAAGGCGATGGAAGACGATCCGCTGTTCGCGGAGGAGCTTCTGTCGGCCGCGGAGAGCGCGCTGGAGGCCGGCGGGAGCCCCGTTGAGGCTCAGGCCGACATCCTGAGGCGGTGGGAGGCCAGAGGGGCTGTAGCGGGCGCTCCTGAGCGTGAGCCGCTGATCGGCGACGAATGGGACGGGTGGGCGCCGGATGACATGCCGGAGGGCGAGCGGCTTGAGGTCGATGTGCCCCCGCAAGTGAGCGTGGAAAATCCGCCGAAAGCCGCAAGTGAGCCGCCGCCCCGCCCCAAGCGCCCGTCTGCCGCCAAGCCGCAGTCGCTCCGCGCGTGGATCAAGTCCCGTGGCGGCATCAGGGCGGACGACCCGATGATCGGCGACGTGCTGGCGATGAACCTACAACGGCAGCCGGGTATGGTGACCAAGCGCGGCGCGGACATGGATAGCATCACCACCGCTGCCATCGAGCGCGGTTACCTGCCCGAGGGATCAGATATCAACGACCTTCTCGTGGCGCTGGACAAGGACGCGCGCAGCACGAAGTGGGACCGGGTGTTCGCGCAGAGCGACCTGAACGCGGTTTTCGACTGGCGCGACTATGAGGCGGCCAAGGCCGACGCCGACCGCTTCGCCTTCGGCGACGCCCCGCCGCCCGACGAGGTGTTCGTGAAGGGCCAGCGCGCGGCGGATGGGTTCTTCGTGGAGCCCGGAGCCTATGCCGAGCCGGGAAGCCTGGAGGCGGCGTTTGACGACTATTTGGCGGGCCATGGCTTCACGCTGCTTCCCCGTGAGCGCGAGGAAATCCTGTCAGAGCTTCGCAGCCGTGGCGGCGACGGCGAGTATCTGGTAGAACAGGCCCTATCGAGAGAGTTGGAGCCCCATGAATACGCAAGCCTCCGATCTGAGACGGGCGAAGCGCCTGCTGGAGCGGGCGGAAAACCTGCTGGACAAGGTGCCGCCGGAGCGCCGGCCGGAGATCGAGCGGGTGCGGGCGAACGCGGCGATCCTGGTGGCCTCCCGCGCGAATTCCCAGACCCCCGACCCGCAGGGCTGACCTCCCGCCAGCGTTCCGAAATCGCCGTCCGGCAGCAGCAGTCGAAAATCGGCCGGCTGGATCAGGTTCGCGTCGAGGGCGAGGACGGCAACCTGTTCTCGCCGAAGATGGACGACCTGCTGGACGATCCGGGCGGGCCAAGGGCGGATGCGACCCTGACGGCGCAGATCGAGGGACTGCGGGATGATCTGGCGGTCAATGGCGACTTCAAGGTAGACATGGGCGACGGGCCGAAGTCTGCGGCGGCCTTTCTGCGCGAGTTGGACGGCGACCGCGAGTTCAACGACATGCTCGGCCGCTGCGGCAAGGTGAGGACCACGGAATGAGCCTCTGGCATTGCGTCGAGCGGTCGATGAACGATCCCGAGGTCGGCATGAGCCGGGAGCGGGGCGAGCGCGCCCAGAAGCTGTTCAACGATCTCGTGGAGCGATACGAGGCTCAGGGGCACAGCCGGAACGCCGCCGAGTCCATGGCCGAGCGCGATGTGAAGGAAGCCTTCTGGCGCGAGTATGGCGACAAGCGGCACGTCTTCCTCGCCGAGGCCGCGGCAATGCGCCAACAACAACAGCGGGTGGCCGCCTCCGACACGCCGAACATGGTTCGTCAGATGGAGGTTCTCGACATGAAGCACCGCGCTCTCGTGCGGCGCTTCAACGGACTGCTGGGTGCATACCTCAAGCAGCACCACCGCGACCTTCTGGGCCGGGTGACGAAAAAGGCGGAACAGGTCCACATCGTCAATGAGTTGCACGGCATAGCCTCGGGGAATCCGGCGGCGAAGGAACTGGCCGACGGCATCAGGGCGGCGCTGGAGGACATGCGCGCCATGTTCAACGAAGCCGGAGGTCTCATCCACAAGCTCGACAACTGGGGGCTGCCCCACATGCACGACGCGCTGGCGGTGCGGCGGGCTGGCTTCGAGCGGTGGTTCAAGGAGATCGAGGGGCGGCTTGATTGGAAGCGCATCATAAACCCCCTTACCGGGAGGCCATTGCGGGTCGATCCCAGGACCGGGGCACCGTCGGATGACTTCAAGCGGTCCTACCTTCTGGCCGCCTACAACAACATCGTCTTCTCGCGCGACGCCGACACGGCAATCTACGGCAGATCGGAGGGAGTGGCGACCTACCGAGCGCACGCCGACGCCCGGCACCTGCACTTCAAGAGCGGGCAGGACTGGATGGATTACAACCGGGCCTTCGGTTCCGGAGGCGTTCACGAGAGCCTTATGGGCCACGTTCACCGGATGGCGCGGGACATCGCCATGATGCGGGAGTTCGGGCCGAGCCCTAAGCTCGGGGCGCAGTACCAGAAAGACCTGTGGGAACAGAAGATCAAGAACGAAGGCAAGGAGACGCTGGTCGAGAACGTGACCTCGGACGCCGCTGTCGCCCTGCGGATGCTCGACGTCATGTCGGGTCCGGGGCTGGCCGAAGGCAAGTTCGCCCGGGGGCTGGCCACGTTCATGTCCACCACGCGTCACGTCCTGACGGCAGCACTGCTAGACCGGGCTATCATCGCCTCGCTGTCCGACATGAACACCATGCGGATGGCGGCAAAGGCCATGGGCCTGAACCCCGCAAACCTGATCGGCAAGCAGATCGGGCTCCTGCCTTCCCTGTCGAAGAAAGAGCTTCTGAGGGCGCAGTGGGTAGCCGACACCATGGCCGACGCCGGATCAGCCATGGCCCGGTTTCAGCAGGAGGTGGCGCCGCGAGAGTGGGCGGAGCGCGTGTCGCATCTCTCGATGCGGCTCCAGGGGCTTGCCGCGTGGACTGATCGGGCAAGAGCCACGGCCTATCAGGAGTTCAGCGGCTTCCTCGCCTCCATGGCCGACCGCGAGTTTGCCGCCCTTGACGGGCCGATCCGCGAACACCTGCGGAAGTGGGGCGTGACCGCAGAAGACTGGAACGCCTTCCGCGAGGTCCCGTTCACGGCCGACAACGGGGCCACCTTCCTGATGCCACTGTATTTCCGCCACGCCACGACACTGAGGGCCGACCTGGCTGACCGGGTGTTTTTCAAGATGCAGGGTGCCGCGGAGGAGTTTCTGGAGCTCGCCGTTCCAACGAAAAGCCTTCTAGGCCAAGCGTTTACCGATCCTGTCGCCATGGGACTCAAGCCGGGCTCGCTCGGCTACGAAATCCTTAAGTCCGGCCTGATGTTCAAGTCGTTCCCAATCACCTTCGCGATCAATCAGTACCGGCAGATCGCGGCGCGCGGCGGACTCTTCTCGGCCAAGGGCGCCGGGTATGCGCTCGATCTCGCGGCCGGTGCGACGCTTATGGGCGCGCTGGCGCTCCAGGTCGGGGACCTGCTTCTCGGCCGCGATCCCCAGGACATGACGAATCCGGGCTTCTGGGGCCGGGCCATGGCCAAGGGCGGTGCAGCCGGTATTCTCGGCGACATCATCGTCACCGGAGAAGCTTCGTGGGGCGGCGGCTTCGCCAGCTACGTCGCCGGTCCGGTGCCGCAACTCGCGAACGACGTGTGGGACCTGACGATCTCGAACGCATGGCTGGCAGCCCGGCAGCTCGCGATGGGCGAGGAGGTGGACACGGGATTCATCCGCGAGGCCGCGCGGTTCGGCAAGCGGTACCTCCCGATGGGTCAGACGCTCATGATCGGGCCGGCGCTCGACCGGCTGTTCTGGGACCAGCTCCAGATTTACCTTGACCCGGAGAGCCTGGACGCCCTTTCGGCCGCAGCGGGCAGGCGGTCCAGCCTGGTCGGCGGCGGCGAGTACTGGGCGACTGGTGCGCCACTGCCGGGACGGATGCCCGACTTCGCGAACGCCTTCTGACCGTGCCTTGCCGCCCTTCGGGGTCGCTCGCACCGTGCGGGCGCACTCTGGAGGCTGCGCATGGGTCAGGTCACAAATGCCAACAACTCTGCGTGGCAGAGCTTTACCCCTGCTGCGGCCGCGGTCCTGCGTGTCACCGAGGGTTCGGTCAAGGTCACGACCAACAGTGCTGCCGCCGCGAATGACGGTGTGCCGGTCCATGAAAACGAGAGCATCGGCCTGACCGGCGGTGCGCCGGTCTATTATCGGCTCGCCAGTGGCCGGTCGGCCACCTTCGTCTGGGAAGTCCTCTGAGGCGTGCCTTGCCGCCCTAACGGGCCGGACGGACCTTCCGCGCCATGGCTACGGTTCCGGTCACGCCCCGCACCAATTCGTTCACGGCGCCGGCCACCAGCGCCGGGCCTTATGAAATCGGCTTCCGGCTGTTCGACAGCGACGGGATCGAGGTCTATCTCGATGGCGTGCTGACCGAGGACTACACCGTCTCGGCCGCCTTCGCGAACGGCTACGACGACGACGCGACCATCACCTTCGACGACGCGATCACCTCCGGCACGGATGTGCAGATCGACGGCGCGACGCTGGCGAAGCGCGAGGCCGACTACGTGGCCAGCGACCCGCAGCTTGCCGCCAAGCTGAACGTCGAACTGGCCCGCATCGCCGCCGCGCTGAACGAACTGGCGATGAAGATGGGCCGCACAGTGCGCTCCCTCTCCGCCATCGACGCCGACCCCGACGTGACGGCCGCGGCGGTCCAGGACCTGGCCGGCGACGTTGCTGCTGCTGCTGCATCCGCTTCGGCGGCAGCAGCATCGGCTGCGACGGCCTCCAGCGCGGCGGCAACCGCCTTGGCGAACGCGGCGCTGCTCGGCCTCTGGAGGGGCCCGTGGCTGACGGCGACGGCCTATGCGCTGGGGGATCGGGCGCAGGAGTCCGGCAGCACCTACATCTGTGTGGTCCCGCACACCTCGGGCACCTTCGCGACCGACCTCGCCGCGGTGAAGTGGCAGATGTTCGCGCAGAAGGGCGCGGCAGGTGCCGGGACGGGCGACGTTCTCACCGAAAACCAAGGCTCCGAGTATGACCCCGAGGCATTCCGCGCGAACCTGTCGCTCGTATCGTCCGCGCGCAAGTTCAACAACGGGACCGGCCTGACCGGCTTTGGCGACCTGACGGCTGATCGCACTCCTGAGCTGACCGGTCAGGCACTGGCGCTGCACAACCTCGGCACCAACGGCCTGATCGCGCGCACGGGCTCCGGCACGGTCGCGGGCCGCATACTGACCGGCACGGCGAACCAGATCAGCGTGTCGGACGGTGACGGTGTTTCGGGCAATCCGATCATCGCGGCGGTCGTGGCGTCAAAGGCGGAAGCCGAAGCCGGGACCGACACGACCAAGATCATGACGGCCGAGCGGGTGGCGCAGGCCATCGCCGCCCAGGGCCCGGGTGCGCCGCTTCTGGTGCAGACCGTCACGGGATCGTCGGTCGCGGCAATCGACTTCGACCTTGCGCTCGCCGCCGGCTACCGGGGGGTGAAGTTCCTGTTCGTCAATGTGCGGCCCGTAGCGAACGGCGCCAGCTTCTGGATGAGGGTAAGCCGGGACGGAGGGGCAACCTTTGATGCCGGGGCGTCAGACTACCGGGTGGGCTTAGATGAGTTCAGCTATCTGCCTCTCAATGTCGGACCCGGCGCCATCACCAACACTTCAACGGCGGGCCTCTGTGGCGAGGTGACGCTTCTCGACCACGCGGGAACTGTCTATCGCAAGCGCATTTTCGGCCAGGTGACCTGGACCGATTCTAGCAGCCAGTCCGAGGCGCTTGCAAACCAGACCTACGGCGTCCGCATCGGCACCAGCGACCCGATCACCGATGTCCGGTTCCTGATGTCCGCCAATAACATCGCCGTCGACTCGACCATCGTCATGTACGGGTTCACCTGATGAGCTTGGTCATCCTCAGGAACGGCCAGCGCGTCACCGTCTCGGGTGCGGCTGCGGACGCGTTCGAGGCGCAGCGCCAGCCCGATGCTGCGGCCGATCTTGCCCGGTGGCGGGCGACGGCCGAGGTCAGCCGGTTCCAGGCCAAGGCCGCGCTTGCCGCAGCGGGCAAACTGGAAGCCGCCAACGCCATCGTCGCGGCGGCGAGCGATATGGCGAAACTGGCATGGGCCGAGGCTCTCGTGTTTCGCCGCGACAGCCCGACCATCGCCGCCCTCGCGCCGCTGCTGGGTCTGGACGACATCGCCTTGGACAACCTGTTCCGAGCGGCCGCGGAGATCAAGGCATGACCGCCTCCTGCCGCGACCGGCACATCGCGGGGGCAGCGCCGTGAGGACGGTCCCCACCATTCCGTCGGTGCCCCTTCACCCGACGCATGGCCGCCGGGGCGGTGGCGCCCCGCTCACGCTGCGCCAGCAGGTCGAGGGCTTGCGCACGCAGGCGACGCCCAATGGCCGGACCTCGCTGGCTCCGCTCAAGGTGATCGGCATCGACGCCCCGCCGCCCGGGGTCACGGTCACATCGACGCAGGTAATCATTGGCGCGGGCATTTCGGGCACCTTCGAGAACTGGAACGCGGGCGCCAGAACCATCGTGGCGGACACCGCGTTCGATGGCATCGAGAATTGCATCGCTGCGGCGATCAGGCTGACGGCCAATGCCGACCTCAACGTCATCAGATACAACTCTCTGATCGGCGCCTATGGCCCGTCACCGGTGGTCTGCGGCCTGCAAACCGTGCCCTCGGGAACGGGCGTGAGCGCAACGTGCGGCAAGGTTGCGCTGGTAGAATACAACCGGATCGTCGGCCAGCCGTCAGATGCGGTGCAGCTCGGCGGCGATTCAGCCGGCGACATGATTTTCCAATGGAACTACATCGGCCCGCCGGTCAACGCGCCTGCCGGAACAGCGGAATGGAGTGCCGCGACCACCTACTCGGTGGGCGAGTATGTGCGGGTCGGCAAGTATGCCTACCAGTCCCTGCAAAACGGCAACCTGAACAACCCGCCGCCGTCCGGGAAGGCCAGCAATGCCTACTGGCAGAATTACGATCCGCACGCCGACGCGCTCAATCCGCGTCTTGGCATCGGCCGACAGATTTACCGGCGGAACTTCATCGACTACGACGCATCCAACGAGGTGTCGGCGATTTCCGCCAGCCGCATCGTGGGCATCAACAATGCGTTTCGTCCGGTACGGAACACCGGCTCCGACCTGGTGCTGGGAGAAATCGTCTTTGAGAACAACCTGATCCGCCACAATGGCGGGCCGGATGCTGACAGCATCCCGATTCAGATCGCACCGGGCGTTTTCGACAATTTCAACGGGCCAATCCGCATCAACAACAACTGGCTGGAGCCCGGGGGTTCCGCCAACACCACCTACTTTCACCTGAGCTCTCATACTTGGGTTGATGAGTGGACGGGTAACGTGGATGCCAACACCGACGTTGCGGTGCCTGGCCCCACCCTGCGGTCGGCGGCAACGGCGCCTGTCAACACCGTTCTGCCGTCCATTTCCGGCACAGCGACCGAAGGCCAGACGCTCACGGCCGCAACGGGCACCTGGACGGGCACGGCCACCGTGTCCTTTACCTACCAATGGCGCCGGAACGGCACGCCCATCGGCGGCGCAACCCGCAACACTTACATTCCGGTCGCGGCCGATGTCGGCACCGTGCTTTCGGTGGCTGTGCGGGCGGGCAACGGCGGCGGCACAGCAACAGCCATTTCGTCCGACACGGCGACGGTAGCCTCGGCCAACCCGAATGTGCCGCCCGCCAATACCGTGTTGCCGGTCATCAGCGGCACGATCACAGAGGGGCATATTCTGTCGGTATCCGACGGCACCTGGACGGGCACGCCGGCGCCGACCTTCACCTACCAGTGGCGCCGGGACGGCACCGACATCGACAGTGCCACGTCAGCGGCCTACCTCCTGGGCGCAGGCGACGTGTCGGCGACGATAACCTGCGCTGTGACAGCGACCAACGCAGCAGGCGTGGCCACGGCCGTTTCTCTCGGTGTGGGCCCGGTCCTGGCCAGCAAGCGCGTGGTGGTGGTCGCGGACCTGTCGCAGTCGCCCGGCCACTACTGGACCGAGGCGAGCTTTGCCAGCACGGTGGTGACACCCGAAACGCTGCTGACGGAATCCGATACTTTCATCGGCATGACCCCCGATAGATCGGCCGTCATCACATGGCCGATCACCAACGCCAACGCGGTGGGCAGCCTCGGCCGGCTGAACGGCGGCGTGGCCAGACTGTCGCGCCTGATACACGACTGGCACGAGGCCGACCTTCTGACCTCTGTTCCGGCCGAGCAATCGCTCGAACTGGTCATCGTGCAGCTCACCAAGTCGGGATCGTCGCGGCGCTGGATGATGCAAGACGACAGTCTGTCGGGCCTCGGCGGACGTCCGGCCGAGGACCCCGGGCAGACGGTCTCGCGCGATTTCACCGATGATCTGGCGGTGATTGCGGCGGCGGAAGCCTATGGGCCCATTGATCTGGTAGTGGAGGACCGCTTTACGGCGGCCGACAACGCGCTGCTGAAAGACTACCTGCTCAACTTTGCGCCGTTCATGTTGGGCGAGCGGGCAGGGGGGCAGTCGTTCGCGCTTGGCAGCGTGAACCCCGACAGTTCCCTGACGCAATTCGTCGATTATTGCATGTACGACGTGGCTTCGGGCAGCGTCGGCAGCAAGGGGCGCGGCGCTCTCGCTCGAACCACATCGCTATCCTATGTCCTTGGCACCAACAACATCAGTCAGGACCTCCGTGACGGTTATGCCGGGTTCTTCAGCGACAGCCGCGTGCAGGTCTTTGCCGGGCCGCGAACGCACGAGGCGAGCATTCACGCCCACGAGGTGGGCGCCGACCACTCGCTGCGCGATCACGTCTACGGCAACACCAACTCGGCGCTGCCGACCGCGCTGGCCATCGGCCAGTATCTGGGCCTCAAGGCATCATCTTCCGGCCCGCTTGTGCACTTGCCGATCCTGTCGCACAGCTTCGATCCCGACGGCGCATACGTCGATCTGACCGTCAGCAACGCACCTCCGGGATCGTTCATTTCGACCATCGCCGCGCAGGACGGCATCGCCGATCTGACAACGGACGATGCCCAGTCTTACATGGGCTTCATGCTTCAGCGCATCGGGGACGCCGAGGTCAACCGGCAGCCGATCATGAACACTGCTTCGGGGCAGGCTGCGAGCCGCAAGGGAACCGTCACGCGGCCGTCCGATCTGACGTTGCGCGTGACGTTCACCGAGGCGTTGGTCAATGGCGAGATCGTCTCGCTGGGCAACATTGACGAGAGCATTGAAACATCGCCGGCGCGACCGTCCGGCGTGCCGCAATCGACGTCGCCGCACTACGCTTTCCGGTGGAAGCCGGTCCTTGTCATCCCCGCGCTTCGCAACGGCACGGCTACGCACAAGTATCCCGGCATCCCCTTGCCGGTGTGGTCGGCGCAATTCGAGAACCCGCCGCCTCTGCCGCCCGCCGACCCCTCGGTGCTTGGAACCTACACACAAACGGCCACCCTGTCGCAGCTGGAGAGCTCCTCTTTCACTGTGCCATCAGGCAATGGCGTGCTGTTTGTGTTCCTTGCGTATTCGTCTTCGATCACGTCCGGGGACGAAACGATTACCCATGCGACGTTTGGCTCCAGCGGCCGCGCCCAAGGCACCGGCACGGCAATGACGCGCATTCTGGATTTGGACAACCGGACATCCCGGGCCGTCTCGATGGTCTTCGCCCACGAGAACCCCGGCGCCGGGTCCTACACCTTCCAGTATGGCTTGGGAGCCAATGCGTCGCAGGAAATGCGGATGTGCTTTGTCTGGGTCGCGGATGCGGCCCTGCCGGTCGATCAGGCGGCGGGCGCACCCGGGACGACCGTATCGCCTGTGGCCTTCACGCCTACGCCGCTCGTGTCCACATCGCTCTTCTTGTACCACGTCGCGCGCAGCAACGCCTCGCTCGGCGAGTTTACCATCAGCGGCGCGACGAAGCTGGACGACGGGAACGGCGGCGGGGCGGGCGCAACCAACACCATTCAGGGCGTGATCGGCTGGGCCAAGCACGCGTCTCTGGCGCAGCAAAGCGTCAGCGTGTCGTGGTCCGGAGGCAGCGCGAACCGCGCGGGCGCCTACATCGAGGTCACGCGATGACGACGTGCAAGGCGGCCCGGCAGTCCGGATCACTGCGCAGGATGACCTGTTCCGAACCGAAGCGGGGACTTACGGATGACATCTCGGCAGAACGAGAACCTTGAACGCTCCATCGGGCGCATTGAGGCCACGCTTGAGCATCTGACGACGACGCTCAAGCGGGTGGAGGATTCGATGTCCGCGAGCGACAGGACGCGGGAAACCATTCTCGACCGGCTCACGGCGATGGAGAACCACGCCGAGACCATGAAGGCCGTGGCGGAGGAATTTGCCACGCTGCGTCAGACGATCCGGGACGGGAAGATGCAGGCGCGGGGAATGCTGATCGGCGTCGGCGTTGTGGCCGGGGCTGGCGGCGCGACCCTGGCCACGGCGTTCAAATCAGCATGGGCATGGTTCACGGGGGTGGCGCCATGAAGGCTTACGATCTGGCGAAGAAGGAAATCGGCACCGTTGAGTGGAAGGATGGCAGCAACCCCAAGGTTGTAGCCTATTTCAAGGATGCCGGGCACGCCGAGGTGAAGGATGACGCAACGGCATGGTGCGCAGCCTTCGTCGGCGCCATGCTGCACCGGGCCGGGATGAAGGGCACCGGGTCGCTGGTGGCGCGGTCCTACCTGAAATGGGGTGAGCCGGTGGACCGCAAGGACGCGCGGCCCGGCGACATTGTGGTCTTCAAGCGCGGCAACTCGACATGGCAGGCCCACGTCGCCTTTTTGGTGGCCGACCACGGCGAGACGCTGGAAGTCCTTGGGGGAAACCAGTCTGACGCGGTGAACGTCAAGAAGTATCGGGCGCGTGACCTTCTGGGCATACGCAGAACCCCCGGAAAACGCTCCGTGGCGCCCGCTGCGCCCCCGCAGGCCCCAACACAGACCCCGAAGCCCGAAGGCGTCTGGGCGGCCCTCCTGCGCGCGCTGGCAGCCATCTTCAACCCGAGCAAGAGGTGACAACATGAACTGGACAGCCATTCGCGGCGGCGGCTATGCGGTCGCACTCGCCATCGGCATGGGCATCGTGGCCCTGAACCTGGGCACATTCGACCCGGCGACCGGCATGGTCGATCCCGAGCCGTTCAACCTTTACGTCGCGGTCGGCGCGATCTGGGCGTTCCTGGGCGCGCCCCTGACGGCGCTCACGGCGCTGGTGAGGGGTTGGGGGCGGCGAGCATGACGATCATCGCCTACCGCGACGGCGTGATGGCGGCGGATACCGGCGCATGGCGCGGGAATGCGCTGATCCCATGGGCGCGCAAGGTGGCGCGGGGCCGGGACGGGACGCTCTATGGCGGATCAGGTTCCGCAACGCGCGTCGGCGAGTTTCTTCGCTGGGTGGACGCCGAATCTGGCGACATGCCGTTGCCGAAGGTAGTCCAGGATGACCGCAGCGACTTCTACATCCTTGCCGCCTACCCGGATGGGAGGGTCGGCATCCTTTCGCACGAAGGGTGGGGGTGGTTTCACGACGCGCCCTACGTCGCAATCGGGTGCTGCATCGAGGTTTGCCTAGGCGCGATGTTTGCCGGGGCCGACGCGGAAACGGCGGTCGCTGCTGCGCTGGCCCATGGCAATGGAGCGGGCGGCTCGATTATGGCGGTGCGGCGGTGAGCGCTCCCATGAACAACGTTGTCGCGCTTGCCGGGAGCTCGGCAACCTGCTGAATCTATTCTTCGATGCGGTGAACCAATGATCTCCCTTCTCCCCGACATCTGGCCCTACCTCGCCGGCTTTGCAACGCTGATCGGCGGTGCGCTGGGGCTCTACCTCAAGGGCCGCAGGGACGGCGCCGCGAAGGTCAGGGCGAAGGCGGACCAAGACCGTATTGTCACCATGAAGGAGGCGCACCGTGCACGCGCAAAGGCTGAGGCCTTGGACGATGAAGAACTGGCTCGCAGCATCACTCGCAGGCCTTAGCGCCTGTGCGCCGGTTGTCACCGGAAGCGGAGCCTTCTGCGACGTGGTGGCGGGGCCGATCCTGCTGCCTGCGGAAGTGGCTCAGGTGGTGGTGCGGGATGCGCGCGAGGCAGCGGTGAGCATCCGGTCGCAGAACGCATGGGGCGAGAAGAACTGTGACGGGTGGGAGTGAACTAAGTCGGGCCTGGTCGCGCGGAGGTTTGAAAGCAGGTCACTTACACCCCCTGCCCAGCCCGCACCTGCACCACGTCATCATCGGTCCCCAGACCTTCCGACAATGCGGGCAGACCCAGCCTCGCGGGTTCATCGGTTCCGGCCATGCCGTCAGGTCGCCGTCCTCCAGTTTGTCGTGCTCGGTCGTGCGGTAGATCATCCGTGTCATCGAGACGTATCCGACCGGCACGCGCATCTGCCGCCAGAGAATGTACGGCGCGTTCTCCGAAGGAACGACCAGGATGCCGGGGGCGTCAGTCATCAGCGGGCACCTCCCGGCAGGCGCGGTGCCAGTCCACCACACGTTCGTCGCGCAGTATGTGGCGTGCCAGCCGGGATTGTAGTCGCCATCCTTGTCACCAGCATGGGGCGGCCTCCAGCACCTGCCGCCCCTTGGGCGTGATCCGCATCGCCCAGTCGCGCGGCTCGGCGAGGCCCCGCCTGACCAGAGCGAGGATCGTGCCCTGCGTGTGTTCGTGACCGATCTGGCCCCATCCGGCACGGACACGGCCGAGGCTGCCGCGGCCGAGCGCCCGCAGCGCGGCGCGCTGCGGACCTGTCAGGGATGACCAGGCGGCGGCGGGGTCGGGAACGAGGGTCATCCGAGCCCCGCCGCCCAGGCGATGATCTTCCGCGCCAGCGCGGCATCGGCCGCGTTGCGGGTGCCGAGCCAGCGCAGGTGCTTCTCCATCGCCGCAACCAGGTCCTGCGCGCCCCAGAACAGAGCGTCGGCGCGGGTTTCGGCGAAGCGGCCCCATTTTGGGCCGATGCCGGTGAACGACCCCGCCTCGGCCGTCTGCCAGCCCCAGCCCCACATCCAGAGGCCGCCGGCGTCGCGGGCCAGGCTGATCTCGGCGAGGGGCGCGCCGCGCCAGCCCTTCCGCGGGTTCGGCAGGGTGACCTTCTCCACCGCCGTGTCAGGGGGGAGGCCCGGCCCGTCCGGATCCACCGCCCGGAGGACGGGCGGGGCGTGCATGCGGCGGAGGAGTTCGGGCGGGTCTTGGACCGGGGTCATGCGCCACCTCCCGCATCTAGGCTCAGGCGAGCGTCTATCACGGCGACGTCGAAAGCCTCGATGAACGCCGCGGCGACTTGCGGCACGATTGCATTGCCCGCTCCCCGCAGGAGGCCCATGCGGCCGGATACCCCATGAGCCAGAGGGAAAATTTCGGGTTCAGTTGGCCTCCATTTTCCATCCCGGCAGCAGAGCCAGTCAGCATTTCGCCAGAAGCCGTTAACCGGGCCGGGCCTACCCGCTGCGCCGCCATGTTCAAGGTCATGTTTGGGGCCATCGGGTCGTAATTCTCGCCCCTGTGCGTGTCCGTCCTTGTTGCCGTCGGCCAGCCCGCGAGGTTCGCCTGCCGAGGAAGCTGGTCCATCCGCGCCGACCCGTCCGCCCTCGGTCGGATGTCCGTGCCGCTGTCCTTCCAGTCCCGGCTGGTGGTCGTGACCCAGCCCGCCAGCATCACGATGTCGTTCAGGTTCTGCATCCCGTGCCCCTGTGCCTTCTTCGCGGCCACGTATTCCTCCGAGTGCGCGGGGAAGCGATCCCGGCTCTGTGCCGTCGGCCAGCCCGCCAGCATCGCCGCTGTCTGGATGTTCAAGCCCCCTTCTCGGCCCTCCGCGCCCGGCCCGGTTGTGCTGTTCAGGTGCGGCGTGGGCCAGCCTTTCCGCTCCGAACCAAAGCCGCTGCCGGATGTGCGGGGCGCCGATGCCCGCAGCCGGCAGATCGGCGGCCCCGAGGGCATATCCGCCTCTTTCCACTGTAGCGCGTAGAGCGTAGAGCCAGAGGACGCCATCGCGGCTTGCAACTTGCTCACCAAAAATCGCTGGAGGTCGGCACTCCTGCCAGAGACGGAGAAACTCGGGCAAGAGGTGGCGATCATCGCCCTGCCATTCGTCGCCGCAATCGAGACATACCCATCGGGCTGTTGCGACAGGATGCGCGAGACAGCTCTTCCCGCCGCAGCCAGGACATTCGCTGCCTTTGCCGGCGGCGCTGAACGGCGGGCAGGGACAGCTTCCGGTCCAGACGGGCCTGTCGTCAGGCCACCCGGCCAGTCGCAGGGCCGCGCTCCATCCGCCGATCCCGGCGAAAAAGTGGCACTGGGCATATCCCAGAAGGTCATCTGCCGCGACATCCGCGATGCTCCTTTCGTCTACATCGCCCGGTGCGATGTGACCGTCCGCGATAAGTTCACGCAGCCACGCGGCCGCCCCAGGGTCGTTCTCGTTGTAGTAGGCGTCAGCCACCGGCTATCTCCATCTCCACGAGCGTGAGGAAGTAGTCGATGAGGTGATCCGCCTCCGCCCTCGCCTCCTTCACCCCCTTACACGCCGCCGACTGCCACACCGCCCACACTGCCCCCGCCACACACACAAGTTCCGTCGCCCGCCACGCCGCCTCCGCCGCCCGCTCCGCCTCTCGCGCTCCCCACCCCACCGCTTCCGCAGCCGCCTTCTCCGCCGCCTTCGCCGCCAATCGTTGTGCTTTTGTCGGCTCACGCCCGGCCCGGAGTGTGGCCTGAATATCTTCCGAGGCTTTCACCACGGCGGGCCAATACGGCGCATCGGCAGGCACGATCCTCGCGGCCCCGGCGAGGATCGATCTTATGAGCTCCGCCCGGAACGACCGGTATACCTTTGCCCATTTTTTATAAGTCAGGGCGGACCATTTCGCCCGGGCCAGCCCATAGCGCCTTGCAAACCCGAGCCACGTTGCCGGGGTTCCCGCGTCGTTAATCCATGGCGTCAGGTCGGCGACCCACTGCGGCATCAGGTGCGGCGGACAGTTCGCGGTGCTGGTCGCGCCGGGCACAAGCGCGGTATAGAGGCAGGCCCCCTCCCGGCCGTCCGCGGTGTGCCCGGACCATGCTCCGCGGATCAGGGTTCCCGCGTCGATCCGTTCCAGAATGGCGTTCATGTCGCCCACCCTTTTGATGTGATGTCACTGTCCGGCACCGGCGAGGTCGGCCCGTCCGATGGCTCGCAGCGCCTCGGCGCGGGACTGGCCGCCCTTTCTGCGCAGGATGTCGTAGTCGGCACGCTCGGCCTCTGTCAGGGCCGCCAGCGGCGAGCGGCCGCGCTTTGCCGCGCTCATTTTCGCCTTCGTCTCGTCGGTGTGCTTCCTGCCGCGCAGCGCCGCGCTTATCCTAGCCTTCGTCTCGTCGCTCAGCTTCCTGCCGCGCCCCGCCGCGCCTATCTTCGCCTTCGTCTCGTCGGTGTGGCCCCGCCATGCCCGGAACGTCAGGCCCCGCCGTTGTGCCGCGCGAAATGCGGTTGAGGCGCTGACACACCGGGCCCGTGCCGCCTCGGACAGCGTCATGCCCGCCGCCTCGCATTCCTCCCATGTGGGACGGTAGTCAGGCATCGGCGCCGATCCGGATCGTGCGGCAGCTACGCATGTTTCATCTCTTCGTTGTGAGCGACGTTGAGCTCCTGCGGCAGATAAGTGTCGGCCCGGTGTTTCCGCAGTTCAAAGCGGTGCAATGAGTCCGGCCCTTCTGCTTCTGCCATGGCGCGCAGTTTGTCTGCTCGCGCCTCATAGATCGCGCGGACCTCTTGAGGCGTGGCTTGCCGCCCCTTGGTCCACCACGAAACGCGGTGCGGCGCACCGAAGCGGTAGAGGCCGTCGCGTCCGCGAACATAGTCTTGCCGCCGGACCACCCAGACGACACAGCCCCCCGGATTGTCGGGAACCATCAGGCCCGGGGGGAGCGCCGTTTCCTGGGCATCGACATGCGGGCGCTTTGCCAGCGGTCGAGACAGGAAGGGGCATACTTGCGCCGCCCATTCTCCGAGGTCGGGAATGCAGGGCGGTTGGGCAGCCACCCGGTTGATGATGCCCATCGGGCCGACGACGAAGGCCACGAATTTTCCCAGAGGCTCGCCGCTCAGCGTGCAGAGACCTGCACGGTAAGCGTGGTCAAGCCGAGCTGGGTCCAAGTGGACGAAATCCCAACGTCCGTCCGCTGTCTTGAGAGAAACGAACCAAGGCACGGGAAATCCGCGATGGTCGATGGGGCGCCGCCTCATGCGATCCGGCACGAAGATGTCGCGGGCCACTACGTTCTGTGCAGTCATCTCATGCTCCCGTCAGGGCATCGGGTTGGCTTGGGAATCTGGTTCATTCGGCCAGCCCTGCGTCGGCGATGTCATCCAGTGCGTCGGCGATGTCATCCAGAGCCCATGCGATGTTGAAAGGCCGACCACCGTTTTCCCATGTGTTGTTGGCGTTCGGCGGCATCGCCAAGAGCCGGTCCAGAGCCGTTTCCCCGTCGCCCCGGTCCATTGCGACCAAAAGCTGTAATCGCCGGTTCACTCGGGTGGCATGGAGGAAGAACGCCTGTAAGTTCGCCAGCGTTGCAGCGTTGTCCGGCCCGCGAGCGTTAAGGAACGCACCGATCAATGCCGCGCGCACCGGATCAAGGCCGGCGCCAAACTCCGTTTCCGGCTTCTGGAGAAGGGCGACCACGCCATCCGTCCCGATCTTGTCGTGCTTGTCGATGCTGCGAAGGATTTGCATGGCACGAGTGTTCATTCGGCCAGCACCTCAGCGGTCGGCGTCAGGCTCTCGATGTCCAGCTGTTGGATGGTGCGCCCGGCCCAGATGCGGTTCTTGGTCGTGACTTCGCGGGCAACGATTTTGCCGTGGTGGGCCACCACAGCCACAACCCGCTTTTGACCGCGACACCTCGATTGGAACGTGCAAATCGTCACGCCCGGGATGATGCCCCGCGCATGGAGTCGCTGCGCGTTCCATACCCCAAGGGTGTGGTAATGTGCCATCTGCGCATCATTTGCGGCCCGATTTGCCAAGTCCCATGCGGCCTGCGCCGCCCTCACGTCGTCTTCCGTCACGATCGCTTCGGTCATCTCATGTCTCCTGTTGAAAGCCCCCGCCCGCGTCTGGCACGGGCGGAGTGGGAAGGGTCGCGCCCCAAGTCAGATTGAAAGACCGAGAGTCTGCCGAGATTGTGGATCTGGGGGTCCCCCGTTCGAGCCGGGGAGGCGGTACCACATTATCCCGCGCTTTCAGCATCTTGGTCATTTCGGCCCTTCGGGACTTGGGACGTGTTGGGAAGGTCTACTTGGGGAGTGTTCCGGTTCTGAGCCGGATGACCTCGTTCACTGACGCCGAGCGCTCGCGGATGTAGCGTTCGGTGGTGGCGCCCGAAGCGTGGTTCGCCTGGAACTGCATCGCCAGTTTGGAGGCCCCGAGACGCTTGGCGTCGGTTATTGCGCCGGCCCGGGTGTCCATCATCCAGATATGGTCGGGCACACCGGCGGCGGCGCGGAAAGTGCGGAACATCTCGCTCCACCGTTCCTTGCGATAGGGCAGGCCGGACGCATCAACAATGACGGGACCGACGCGATGCGGCATGGCCATGAGCCGGGCGCGCAGGTCGGGCAGCGGGCGCAGGTCGAAGGTCAGTGCGTCCGGCAGGTCGTCTTCGGTCTTGGACGGCACCTTGCGCAGCGTGGTCAGGTCGCGGTCGAGCATGTCCCAGGTCAGCCCGTCAGCCCAGCGGAAGGCGCCTCTGGTGATGCCGGAGGCAACTTCACCCTTCTCCATCCTGAGCCACTGGCCGCGCACATCCACGGCGCGCAGGGCCAGCCACCACTGGATCGAGAGGCCGAGGGCGAACGCCGCCGCCCCGGCCTCGTCGGCCTTCGCGATGATGGCAGTGATCTGGGCGGCCGTGGGCGCGGCGGAGCGCGGGGCCGGGCCCCTGACGCGCAGCTCGCTCAGGATCGCCTTGACCTCTGCCGCACCCGGAACACCGAGGGCCACGCCGTAGGAGGTGACGATCCGCAGGTGCGTCACCATGCGCTTGATGTAGGCGACGGACCGGCCGTTGTCCTTCATGGCCTTGAGCCATGTGCGGACACGGAGATAGTCGGTCGCGCCGACGGCGGTGTTGCCGACGCCGGACTCCCACCGTTCCAGAACCTCTCGGTAGCTGTCGCGCGTGTTCGCCTTCACGTCCCGGAACGGCGAAAACTCGTCGGTCAGGTAGCGCCGGATGACCCAGCCCCAGGTGAAGCGGGCGAAGCTGATGTCCGGCCCCGCGGTCAGAAAGCGCACCACCTCGCGGGCATAGTCCCGGCAGCGGCGGGCGCGCTCGCGGTCCTGGCCGTCGCCGACCTTGCCGGGCAGTTTCACGCGCGTCATGGCGAACCCGGCCTTCACCGCACCCGGCGGAGCGCGCCAGTAGAGGTAGCCGTTCGATGGGCTCAGGCCCGGGGCATAGTCGAGGTCGCGGTCGAGGGCGTCGAGATCATAGCGCGGCATGGTTTTCCTCCGGTTGGGCCGCGGGACTCGCGGCTTTCGGACCATCGGAGTGTCGGCGGCGGCGATCAATCCAGACTTGCACGTCCGCCTTGTTGGTCCGGCCCAGAAGTGCGTCGCGGCGCGGAAAGCCGTCAGCCTCCAGCCTAGCCCTGTTCCTGCTGAGCCAGTCGCGCGAGACGCCGAGGACGTGGCAGCACCAGAGTTCGGAGCCGAACGCGCAAGTCGGGTCGAAGGTGAAGTCCTCCTTCATCGGTCAGCACCAGATCGGGTCATTGCAGCTTTTCTCCCAGGGCCGCGGCCTCGTCGTCGGACAGGCCATATACCGCTTGGACCTGTTTCCGAAGGATCGCTGCCCGCTCAGCCTCGGACAGGCTGTTGAACGCATTCATCTGCTGCTCAGCAAGATCGGCGGCCGCCCGCAGCGTCTTGATGACAGCGCGCGGAGTGACGCCGCTCCGCCCTGCCGGCGCCCTCAAGCGAAAGATCATCGCGGCTTGGTAGGTCGCGGTAATGACCTCAGACTCGCTGAACGTCTTGCCGTCGGTCAGAGCCATGAGTCCTTCAAGAATCTCTTCCATCACTGCGGTCATAGGATCACCTCCAGGTCCTCGTGGTTCAGGTCGCCGGACATGGCGAACAGCACGATCCGGCTGATCGTCTCGTGGTGGCCGCGCATCAGCCGCTCCATGAACGCGGTCGGCGCGTGGTCCATGATGTAGGCCGCGCCCGCCTTGTCCCGGCCGTCCACGATGTCGTGGCAGTGCAGGCACCCCGCGGCGCAGAACAGGTCGCTGACCTTCGTCGCCATGCCCTTGCCGATGGTCGGAAGGTGGCACGGAACCACCGTGTCCTGACCGGCGCAGGAGCGGCCGGGCACCAGCGAGGTGACGCGCAGGCAGCAGGGCATGTGCCGGAACAGCGCCAGCATCGACGGCCAGCGGACCTTCGGGAGTAGCGCGGGGTTCTGGACGTGGAGGCTCATCGTTTAAATCCCAAACGCTCGGCCGCCCACGCGGCGGCCTTGGCGGGTCTGCGGACGGTCATCAGTCGCGGCTCGCGCGCACGACGTCATCCATGCCCACTTCCCGACTGATCCGCGCCTCATAGAGGCCGGGCGGCAGGTCGAGGTTCCTGTGTCCATGCGGGTTCAGGTTGACAACCTGGGCCCTGGGGTTCGTCACCAGCAGCCGCAGGACCGTCATGCCCGCGCTGTCCTTGACTGCGTGGACTTCGGCCGCCTCGCGGTCGAGGACGTGATGATGGCCGGACTCGCTGTGGGCCAGCACGTAGCGTCCTTCGGTCGCGGCAAACGGCTGCATCTCGGCGCCGTCGAAGTGATCCGGCGTGACGGCGAAAAACTCGATCTCACCTTGGGCGAGCGGGGGGGTAGGAAGGTAGGCCATGATGCGTCCTTTCAGGTGCGCGTGGAGGGGAGTTTGTAGATGTCTTCCGGGAGTCCGGCCTTCCATGCCTGCGCGGCATGGGCCGTCTCGATGTCGTCTGGCACTCGGAAGGCTATGATGCCGTTGCGCGGACACTCGGCGCGCAGGAACTTCATCGTCCCTCGCGCGTCCGGGCTGATCTTCGACTTCTGGATCGCCAGCAACTCGCCGCCCAGCGGTCCCTCGGGGTGCCGGTTGATAACCTTGCCGCCCAACTGGTCAACGATGTGCGGCCAGCCGAGGATTTCGATGGCGGCGATGCGGAGCGCGGTGTTGCTCTGCGACAGAGCGATCTGAGGCGTCAGGCTTTCGCGCTTCTCGATCCAGTCGGCGGGGATCGAAGTGCCGCGCCACGAATGGACCGCGAAGCCGTCGCGATATTCGACCGCCGGGCCGGTCTCGCAATGCAGGCGGCGCTGGTCATCGAAGCGAACTACGCAGGGCCGGTCGGTGATAATTGCGCACCGCTCGAATGGCCAAATCCAACCGCAGGAGCGCGCGGCGGCAATCAGACCGCTCGCCTTCTCGGCAAGCCCGTAGTGGTCGCGGAAGAAGCTGTAGAGGGCCGCCGACCCGGCTTCGTGTTGGCCATAGACGGCGCGGAAGACCTGATCCCCGGCCTGTGCCCGGACCTGTGCCGCGACTTGTGCCCGGACCTGGCCCCGGACCTGTGCCCGGACTTGTGCCGCGACTTGTGCCGCGACTTGTGCCGCGACTTGTTCCACGGCCTGTACCCAGACCTGCTCCCTAGCCTGGCCCCGGACCTGTGCCGCGACCTGTCCCGCGACTTGTGACCAAACCCGTGCCCCGACCCGGCCCCAGACCTGCTGCCCGGCCTGATCCCCGACCCGGTCCCAAACCTGTGTCGCGACCTGTACCGCGACCTGGTCCACGACCTGGTCCCAGACCTGCTGCCCGACCTGTGCCGCGGCCTTTGGCCAGACCAATGCCCCGACCTGTGCCCCGACCTGCTCCCCGGCCTGTACCGCCATTATGGTTCCGGCCAAGAACGCCGCCCCGATGGCTCCTTGGTGCGGGCTGTCCAGAAAGACGAATATCTTCGGCGGCGCGAGACCGGCGCAGCGATACATCTCCGCGACGGCTTCGCGCGCCGCGTCACGATTGATGGGCGCCGT